ATAATCCCGGTCTGGATCGGGTATCTTCTTCTTGTCGAACCCATTGTCCAGTAGGACCTGGCCCTGAATAGATCAATGATACTCAATCGCGTCGATCAGGTTAGACGAGTTCTGCTGCGGCGATTCACGCCCGACGTTTAGCGCCGCCTCGGTATCGGGCGCATCCATCCAGTCACGCAGCCCGCTAGCGTAATCCTGTAGCGCGCCCCGAACCGCCTCGTCGTCGTAGCCCGGTAGCCCGAGGACGTCATTGAGATCGCCGCGCGTTAACTTCTTGCGCTCGATAATCTCGGCATGGTCTATGTCTACGTCGCCGGGACCCCAGTAGAAGTTAAAGGGATCTATTCTTTCCCAAAAAAGCTGCGGCACCGTGTCCATCTGCGGTAACCGGTCGATCCAAGTGAGCTTTGGGACCATCCTGACCACCGGTCCTTTCAGGACCGCGAACGGAAACAGCGCGACGTCTACGAGGTATTCAGCGAGGGCGTCGTAAAACCTGCCGGCTTGGAGAATATCGTCGACTTTGTTGGACGCCGCCTCGGCCTGGCTCATCGCTGTGCGACGAGCCGCGTTCTGGGCCTGGCGGACCAGGTTGATATACCTAGTATGAACCTGCTCCTGGTCGGGAGGCTTCTGCTCCTGCATCGTCTGCTGCATCGCCTCGGTAGAAATGAGGGTTGCAATAGACGTCATGACGCCAGGCGGTACGGGGGGATCGGGCTGGGGCTCGATGGTCCAGGGTCGCTCTGCTCCGAGGTAAACGTCCCGGAGCAAAGCGGTGGCACCACGACACTTAACCGCGACCATGCGCGAGTAAACTTCTGAGCCTCCGAAACGGCGGATTTCCTGGAGCTTGGCGGGTTCGTACTGCCCCTCGAACATACGCTGCGCGCGTAAAAGGCGGGAGTTGAGACCGCTGCCGTTGCGATGATCCCGCATCGCATCCCACCGCCTACGTACGTAAGCCGCGAGGTTGTCTGCCTGCTGCTGGGTAACTTTTGACGCGCTAGCCGCTGCTTCCTGCGCATTTAGCTGCGCAGGAGACACCACGCGCAGAAACCCAGGCCCCTCACCCTTGAGTGGGATCACGTTAGGCTGAGAAGGCAGCGCTCCTTGCACGGAGTAGCCCCACTAAATTAGAACTGTTATCATATAACGCCGAAAGATTCGGTGCGCAACAACCTGTAGCGGGTATGCTCGATGGATCTGGCAGATCTTAGAGGCGAGGACGAGGAAGAGATCCTCGTGCTCGACGACAACCCACTGCTCGACGACGCGCTGATCCTGCGCCTCACCTATGACCTCGCGACCAAGCTCCATAAACCCGAGGTGATCGCGCACCGGTACGGGCTGGGTGGAGTCGAAGATCTGAAGAGTTACCTCAAGAGCCACCCTGCGGTGGTCCAACGAGCGCGAAAACTCCACGCATTGTTTGAATCGGACGGCGCCTCGGAAGAGCGGGTCAGGATGAAATTTCTCCAAGCTACCGAGGAATTAATCATTCCGATGGCCGGCCTGGTCGCGGACCCCAGGACGCCGCTTTCGGCGCGTATAGATGGCTTTAAGCAGATCCAACGGGGCGCCGGGCTCGATGGGCTTTCGGCTAATGCGAAAGCCCAACAAGGCAAAGACGCCGGGCAGCCGTTCCAGCTGGTGATCAATTTTGCCGGCGGGCGCGAGGCGTTCAACCTCAACGCCACTACGGTAGTGGAGCCCGACGAGATACCCCTGCCCCTGTTGCCAGGGACCGCGATCGGCCAGGAGGACGAAGGTGACCAGGAGGAGGTCGATATCTAATGGCTGACAGCTTACTCGGCTGGTGGTGCATCTGGGCGCGCTGGCATCGCTGGCGATTTATCCGCCAGCTATCGAAACAGACGACCCTCCATGAATGCACGTATTGCGGCAGGCAATGGGCAACAAACCATGATGTGCGAATAACCCTGCCCTACCACTGCGTAGCAGAGCACTACAAACTCATCGAGCATATCTAATGCTCCTCTACACCCCTCCGCCCACGGTTCAGGATTTTATGCGCGATGATACCCATCGTATCCGGGTCATTGTTGGACCTCTGGGGTCGGGCAAGACGATGGGATGTATAATGGAGTTACTCAGGAGATCCTGTGAGCAGCAACCACATAACGGCGTCCGGTACACGCGATGGGCTTGTATACGTAATACGCTGCAGCAGCTGCGACAGACTGTTATGGCGGATACGATGCAGTACCTCGGAAGCTGCGCCCACTATTACACCACCGACAGCACGATACAACTTAGACTCAAGCTACCCGACGGAACCTCTGTTCACTCCGACTGGATGCTCCTGCCACTCGATTCTAAAGACGACGTTCGAAGATTACTAAGTTTGCAGCTTAGTGGAGCGTGGATCAATGAATTACGAGAGGTGCCCTTCGAGATTATCCGACCCTTATTGGGACGCATCGGGCGATATCCTTCGAAAGCGTTAGGTGGTTCGAGCTGGCGCGGAATTATCTGCGACACCAACCCCTGGGACACCGATAGTCCTTATCATGAGCGGATGGTCCTCAACCCCAGACCGGGATGGGGATTATACCATCAACCCTCCGCGCTTAGCGCGGAGGCGGAGAATGTAGGTAACCTACCCGACGGGTACTACCAAGACCTAATGGAGGACCACGACGTCGACTGGACGACGGTACATGTCGAGTCGCAGTGGGGGACCAGCAATGCTGGTCAGGCGGTGTTTCGTAAGACGTTTCATGCCCCGACGCATGTCAGGGATATGGGTGTGGTGGTTAACCCCAACAAACCTGTGATGGTCGGCCTGGATTTTGGTCGAACCCCCTGTGCGATTATAGGCCAGCACGATAATTATGGCCGCGCGATCTTGATGAAAGAAGTGATCACCGAGGGTATGGGCCTATTGCAGATGGTCGAAGAGCACCTGAAACCCATACTTCTTAATCCACCGTTTGCCGGTAGGAGGGTGTTTATTGTTGGTGACCCTGCCGGTCGCCAACGGTCTCAGGTTACCGAGGAAACACCCTTTGATGTGTTGAAGAGCTTAGGGTTTCTAGCTTATCCGGCCAGTACGAACGAGATTAACGGTAGGCTCTTAGCGGTCGAGCGGTTACTAAGAGCAACCGTTATGGGCGAACCGGCTTTACAAATTAGTAGAGCGGGGTGCCCAACACTCATTCGAGCGTTGGGCAATAATTATAGGTTTCGGAGGAGAAGGGATGGACAATACGACGACATCCCTGAGAAGTTACACCCCTGGAGCGATATCGCGGATGCGACGCAGTATTTTTGTCTCGGTACGCAGGCTAATCTCACGGGGAGGGTATTAGCGCGGGAACGAAGATTTTTTGAGGGGTTTAACCAGCAGCCCGCAGTCAGCGCCGCCGGGTGGACGTAGTGGATTTCCTGCTGGTCGCCGGCCTAACTATGATTTTACTGCACCGGGCGGATGGTGGCGAGGTGGCGGTTGCCCCGGCTCACGTTACCGGCCTGCACGCCAAAGCGCCGATGCCTAACACCAACAAATTGTCCCATCCCGAGGGGCGCTGCGTGTTGTGGTTGGCGGATGGCCGGCTCTTGTCGGTGATAGAGACCTGCGATGTGGTTAAGAAATTATTAGGAGAAGCGGATGACCGTACGCGATAGCACGAGCTTGCGAGGGTCAGGCGAAGATAGATACGTAGATCTGATTCGAGCCTACTGGCTGGCCCAAGGGTATATCGTCGAGCCTTACGTCACCTCGACGGTTTTAATGTCTCGTAAGAACAATAAGCCCACCGGCCATAGTTACCAAGCGGTCAGGTCTAATCTCGTAAACGGGTTGCCGCATGCCAGCGCGAAGCTGGATGCGGTAAAACGCTAACCCCAACCCATAACTTCCGGTCGCGACGCGGTAACTTCCCGCAGACGGTCCAAGTCACTTGCGGGGAGTGAGAGCCGGGCTGTGCAGGCCCGGCTCTCCTGATTTACGTCGGGGGGTATCCTTGTAGTAGCCTTGTTTTATCTGCTCTTCAACCCGGTCGTTAGCAATCTTTACAGCTTCCTCAAGGCTATCGGCTTCGATGATATATTCGTAGCCGCCTATCTCTTCCTTAACGATATATCTAGTCATGCCAGCAACTCACCATGACAACGAGGAACACCGTTAGCCAGAACACGACGGGGAAAATGCGCCAGATCATTCGGCTACCGGCGGGAAAGGCACGACGTTAGACGCAGCCGGGGACTTTTGACAGTATCGACAGCGCCCCGGCGAACGCGCCGAAGGCGGCGGCGATAGCCAGTACCAGGGGGGTCCATCTATCCCGGTCGAGTTTTGACGCCTCGTACATGAGTTTACGCTGCTCGGCGGCAAACTTGTCGCTCTCGGCAATCCATCGTTTAATCTCAGCGCGGGCTCGCTCAAGCTCAATAGGGCCAATCACGCTACATTCCTAAAATTAAAGATCCTCGCGTAGCTGTCGAGCAATGTTCTCCAACAAATCAGCGATCATTCCTGGGGATAGCTCGGTGGTCTGCTCTACTGCCGCCTATGACGGCGACGAGGACGCAGTCTGCGCCGGTCATCTCGCGCACGATGGTACAGGCATCGTCGTATTTGCCAGGGCCGATCACGTAGTTTCCTCCCGATTAGTAGCTGCTTCCGCCGCCGCCACGAGGAGGCGATTACCGAGAAGCAGCGCCTCGTCTATTGTAAGCCTGACGATGACAGGCCGCACGATGTCGGCCCCTACGGTCAACCAGATATCAGGCGGGCGCCCCTCGACGCCGCGTGTGACGTGTACGTCGAGCTTAGGAGTCAAAATTACTCTCCTAAAATTAAGGGACGCCAATACCCAGTACCGACGCCCCTCAAGTTTTCTAAAAAACTACCAGTCGCGAGAAGGCAGGAGTTCTGACAAATCACCCTCTCCACTGGCGGACGGGGTTAAGGACTATGGGTAGCCCTGGGCCTCACTCACCGTCTAACAGGCACGACGTTATTTAATCTCTTCCGGGGATAGCTGCAACGCCCCCGCCACCTCGCACACCTCGCAGCCCATCTCCGAGTTGGGAGCCGGCTGAGCCAGGATCTTAAGCTGCTTGGCGCGGCGCGCCTTGTCCTTTTCGCGCCGTTGCTGCTTCGCACGCTCACGCCGCTGTTGCTTCGCACGCTCAAGCCTTGCGTTTTTCTCATCTTCTGCGCTGCGCTGCACAATTTCATCTTCTGTGCGCTGCGATATGCTGCGCTGCACAACGGCGATCAGCTCGTCCGACGGTTGAATGAACCGCTGGGTGATGACCGACTCATGTTTCTTGATGTTACCCGACACGGTAGCGGTCCAGACCGTTATGTCACCACTGGCCTGCCGCTGCGACATGATCACGTCGTGCATGGGCAGTGACACTCCGGTGTGCTCGCTCACCTGTCGCCGTACCGGCCAGGGCTTCCGGTCGTCCAGGTGCAACAGCACTGCTAGGGCCAGTACCCTGGCAGTCTGCTCGGGACGGCGCTGCGGCCCCTCGCGTTCTTTAAGCCACTCCGCCAGCGCCTGGGCTTCGTACTCGATGGGCGGCAGGGTAACCGGAGGCGCCGGTATGCGGCCAAGTCTGAACGGCCTGGACTTGCCGCCACCCGTATGTGCAGCCATTGTCTTCACGCTGATCCTCTCCACGCCTGATAAAGTTATCCACAGCCCTCTGGGACACGGCGTTCGCTATAACGTCCCAAAATTTCCCACGTCCACAACATCTAAGGTTAGCGGTAGTGGACTACCGGTTGTGGGTAAGTAGCGCAACGCTACAATCCGAGGCAGCTAACCTATTAAAACTGTTATATTCTCGCGGCGCGCTACCGACACCGAACCTGTGGATATCTTAATACGACAAAACGTCGCAGTCCAGCGATATCTGGAGATAACTGGGGGAATCCCTGGCGAATCGGGGTTGTGGATAACTCGATACTGCCCGACACTGCCCGACACATTTATTGCAGCGTGATTATCATCAGGGCCATCTGCTCGGCGGTAAAGTATCGTAGTTAACCATACAGCACTCCAGCTCACCACTTTCAGACAGGTTCAGCTCGACGATCGCGGCTGCGATCGGAAAGGTGCCGATCGAGATCTCGTAGCCGCCGTTATTTAATTCTTTACAACCTGGATACGGTAGTCCGGCAACCAGGTGAACGGCGGCGTCCACCTCATGCCTGTTAGTAGCGGTGTTAGTAGCGTGTGGGTGACTGTAGTGGTGCAGGAAGACCGGCATCATGTATCCCGGACGAGTAATGACGAACCCCGGTGGGGCTGCTCGCAGGTCCTCGCGACCGTTACCGTTGCTGGGCGGCGGGTAGAGGCACCAGGTCGTTAAGCTGGAGTGGGGCCAGCTCTCGGCCTCGGCTACCGATAGGGCCGGACCAAGATAAAACGCGTCGGTCACGCCACGACGAGACGCAGTGCCTAAAAAGTAATCAACTTTTAAAGGGCGCTGTCCGGTACCGGACAGAACAACATCTCCGATCACCGCGACCCGGTACCGGCCGTGGATATTGGTGGGGAACTGGTGGAGTCCGCCGAAGTAATTTCTCACAGCGTATAACCCTCCCGTTCAAAACTCTTGGTTAACGCAGCCTGCAACTTAGACGCTGTCGCGGGCAACCTGCAATTTACGGTACTGGTGGGGGGAAATACCCGGCATGCAGGAGACGCGGGGCTTAGGGGCGCCTAGGAAGGCCGTAGGAGGGGGTAAAGCGTTTCCTGGTCCTGGATACCTGGAAACCAGCTAAGGCCATCGTAGCGCGTTCCTAGACGATTTGGCGGGGGTTCCATGCCGGGATTATAACAGTTGTGGGGAGCGAAGGGAAATTTTTGGTAATTTCGTGGTTACGCGTTACCTGACGCCGGGGTCCCGCCCCCCCACGCCTGGACAGGCCCCCCTACCCACCCCCGCGTATCATGACACATGCATTATGACACTTGTCATGACGCGCGTCATAACACACGACCAGCTTCGCTGGTGAAGACCGCCATCCACTACCGTTAGTGGCAGCCCAATTTATCACGCCATCCATTGGTGTCGATACCCGACGAACCACATAGCATAGCGAGACTGACACATGGCGAACCTACCCAACGTGAACATGAGCGCCGCAGAGACGAAGGCGCTGACAACTACGCCGGATGCGGAAACGCAGACCAGCGTAATCACGAAGGCGATCATGGACGCCTTCACGACGCTCAAGCCCGCAGATGACGCCGCGACAGATGCGGCCACGGAAGCGACCGGAGTGCGTGAACGGGTTATGGGTGAAATGGCGCTCTTAAGCGCCGAGCAGGACTGGTCTGCGGATCACATAACGGACGCCTCAAAGGGCGCGGTGGAAGCGTGGAAGAAACATACCGGCGCCAACATTGTGAGCACGTCGCTCGCTCAGTTTGCGGTCGAGTTGCGCCGTGCGATGCACCCGTCAGCCCGTGACTACGTGGTCGACGCGATTGCGAATAGCCGCGACCAGTGGGAGCAGTCGAGCAAGAGCGAGGATCACCCGCTACGCAAGGCATTCGCCAAGCGCTATCACATGGTCGCTGGCAGCAAGGGCATATTGCAGGCTCACATCGACGCCGATATGCCAGCGCCCAAGGCCGGTACGCCAGACAAGCGCATTGCGACGGATCATGGCGATGCGAGTGACCCGTACGCCATTGCCGGCGCCAAGCAGCAGGCAGACAAGGCAGACCCGAAAGCGGCAGCCCGTATGATCGCCAAGCTCGTGAAAGCGTTGCAAGCGATCGAAACGGAGTTCCCTGTCCCGGCGATCGGGCAAATGATCTCGTTTGCCGCCGCGCTTGACGCCACGACGCTTGCCAACGCAAAAAACGCGAAAATGCAGGAGCTACACCGCGCTGCGAAGGCGAAGCCCGCTCCCGCCGTTACCCGTACGCCAAAGGTTAGCCAGCCTGCGCTTGACGAAGTGATCGAAGATCTGGTGAGCGAATAATCGCCACTAACGGTAGTGGGGCGGCAATGGTGCCGCCCCCTCACACGGGAGTATGACACATGTACACGATTTGGTTCCGTGCGTACGGTATGCAACGCGTCGATGTGGAAGGCGTGTACGAAGCATGCCAGATATGGGATGCGCTTGCGAAGACGTTCAGCATGCTGTCGCAGCGCCCAAGCCGCGACATCGCATCGCATGACGAGTACGATGCACCTTCGTGTGATGTAGCGTGGAATACGCTCGACGAATAGCGCACTACACTACCATAAACCCGCCAGGGCAACCTGGCGGGTTTTTGTCGTGCCTGCGATCTGTCACTAACCACTAACGGTAGTGGATGCTTCGATGGTTACACATCGTATGTGTCACTAACACCTTGTGACACAACGCTAACGGACAGATGGGCGCTCTGTCAGGATGGGTCGATGAGCCAGTATGAGCGGTTATTAGGGGCTCACGGGATCTCAGCGTATCAAACCTATGTTTTGCAGCGTTAATCCCGTTGCCGGTACGGGCAAAAGGATTAACTTTCTCTAGCATTTCAATGGTTTATCCTATTATTCCTAATAATCCTATTAAACCTAGGTTTTTTATATATAGGGCTCTGGGTTTTCGCGGATTTTTTACCGGCTCTGCGATTCCCGGTTAACGTGAAGAAATCCGTCATCGTCAAAAAAACGTGGGCTTAATAGGATTAATTAAATCCACTAATAATATCAATGGGTTACAAGCGCCCCTTTTTGGGATTGATTCTGATTAATCCTAGGTTTAATCCACCGCCACTACGGTAGTGGAGGATTTTACAGGTGTAATTTTCTCACTGAGCCCCCTCGC